GACGGCATCGCCGGGCGCATCGCCGCCAGCATCTGCGACGAGCACGGCAAGCCGATCTTCACCCCGGAGATCATCACCGGCGAGGCCGACCCGGAGCGCGGCGCCCTGCACCGCAACCTGACCCTGGCCCTGCTTGGCGCGATTGGTGAGGTCAACAGCCTGGGAAAGCCGACGACCTCGACGAAGAAGCCGAGCTCTGGCACGAGCTCGTCCTCGCGGGGGTCGGGGGCCGCACCGTCGAAGAAGCGCAGCGCCGCCTGAGCCTGGCCGAGTTCGGCCGCTGGGCAGCCTACCGCCGCAAGCGCGGCAGCCTGCACCCCGGGCTGCGCGTGGATCGGGCGGTGGGCCTGCTGGCCGCGCTGTACGTGAACTCGCACAAGAAGAAGGGCAGCACCCCGCACAAGCTGTGGGACTTCCTGCCCTGCGAAGACGAGCCGCCGATCTCCCTGGATCAGGCGATGGAAACCTGGCACTGACTGAGGCCGCGCCATGAGTCGATCACTGGGCACCCTGACGCTCGACCTCGTCGCCCGCACGGGCGGTTTCGTGCAGGGCATGACCAAGAGCCAGCGCACCACTCAGCACTGGCGCCGCCAGGTTGAGCGCGACCTCAACCGCGTGGCCAAGTCCATGGCGGCGGTGGTCGTGGCTGCCGCCGGCACCCTTCTGGCAGTCACCCGCACCGGCATGACGTTCATCGATTCCCAGGCCAAGACCGCCGAGCGCCTGGATGCCACCATCGATGGGCTGCGCGCCGCCCAGATCGTCGCCAGCGACTTCGGCGTCGAAGCTGGCACGTTGACCAGCGCCATGGAGCGCCTGAACCGTGAGCTGGGCGGTGCGCTTGATGGCGAGGGCAATGCCGCCAGCGCCCTGGAGCGCCTGGGGCTGGACGCCCGCACGCTGATGGGCATGGACGTCGACCAGCGCCTCGAGGCCATCGCCCAGCGGGTGCAGGCGCTAGGCCTCAACTCGGCCGAGACCGCCGACCTGCTGCGCGATCTCGGCATCCGCAACCAGTCGATGATCAATATCTTGCAGGGGGGCGCCGAGGCCTTTGACGCGGCCCGGCAGGAGGTCGAGGACTACGGGCTCTCGCTCTCCAAGGTAGATGCGGCCCGGGTGGAGGCGGCCAACGACAAGTTAGCCCGCATCCCGATGATCATGGAGGGCATCCGCAACCAGGTGGTGATGGCAGCGCTGCCGGCCATCGAGGACCTGGTGGACGCCCTCGCTGACCCCGCTACGGTCGAGAGCGCCAGGGCGATCGGCGAGGCCATCGTCAGCAGCATGACCTGGGCCATCGAAGCGATCCGCGAGACGGTCGGGTTCGTGCAGTGGATCGGGCAGGAGATGGGGGTCGTCGCCGCCGGCATCCGCGGGCTCGAGCTGGAGGAGCAGCTCCACCGCATCAACAACGCCCTGGAGAACCCCAGCCAGCGGCTGCGCTTCTTCGGCCCGGATGGGCTGGTGGCCTACTACAGCCGCGACGAACTGCTGCAGGCACGCGACGAGATTATGGCGCAGCTGGCTATGGACCGCCCGGCGATCAGCATCGACGGCCCGGCCGCCGGCGGCGGCAGCTCTGAGTCCCGCGCCCGTACCATGATGGAGATGTTCCTGGGCGCTGGGCTGGAGGCCGCGGATTACGGCCTGGCCCGCGTGGGCGACGCCGCCAAGCATGCCGCCCGGGCGCTGGACGACTTCAACCCATCGATGAATGACGAGGTGCGCGACATCCTCGACCGGGCGGGGCCCGGCGCCACCATCGACGCCCAGGGGCAGATCCGCGACGCCTGGGGCAACGCCAACCGGATACTCCAGCGCGAACTGGAGGCCGAGCTGCAGCGCCAGGCCAAGGAGTTCGAGAGCCAGCAGAATCTGCTGGCCGGGCTCGAGGCCGCCGCCAAGACCTTCGTGGATGGCGCCTTGGAGGCCGCCACCGCGGCCTGGTCCAGTATCACGCCGGCCAGTGCCTCGATGGTCGCCGATGGGGCGGTTCCCACGGCGTCCCAGGCCGATGCGCCAATCCGCTGGAGCACCGACCTGGGCGTGCAGAAGGCCAACAACGCCGCCCAGCTGGCGAGCTCCGGGGCGGGCGGCGGCAGCGGCCGCCATCTGGGCACCCTGACACTGAAGAGCGACGACGGCGGCACCATCGATGTGCAGGCCAACAACGACACGCTCTCCAAGTGGCTGGCCGACACCCTCTCCGGGGTCTCCGCCGGCAGCCGCCCGCGCTAACCTTGACCCAGCACCTAGGAGCCCACGATGGCCATCACCCTACGCGACCGGCTGCGCCTCAAGCCGGTGCCCAACACGCCCGAGGAGCGCGCCCGCCGCCTGGCGATCTGCGCCGAGTGCGAGTGGGCGCGGCTCAACGTGACCGGCTGGTGCCAGCGCTGCCGCAAGCCGTTCCACGGCCGCATCAAGACCGACGACGAGCTGGCGTGCCGCTGCGGCGGCGAGATCCGCGTGGCGAAGGAGTTCGCGCAGTGCGGCGCCTGCGGCTGCCCGCTGGCCAGCCGCACGAAGTTCAGTCACCTGCCGGGGGTAGGCCCGGTGAGTTGCCCCAAGGGAAAGTGGTAGAACCTGGGTGGGCTGATCTACGCTGGCAGACACGCCCAACTGGAGGAGCCAGCGATGGCCGAGTATTGCCAGCAGTGCGCCGAGCGCCTATTCGGCTGCGACACCCAGGACCTGTCCGGCCTGTGCGATCCCGGTGAGACCATCTGGGAGCTCTGCGAAGGGTGCGGCGGCATGGTGGAGGTTGACCACGAGGGCAGGCGGGTATCGGGCTCCGGGCCTCAGTAGAGTGAAGATGGGCTATCCTGACAAACCACACAGACAGGGAGGTCAGGATGCCGATCATCATTCTCATCGCACTGCTGCTGCCGATGCTTGCTCACGCCCAGGTGATGCGCTGCCCGGATGGCTCGTACCGAGACAGCTGTGCAGGCGGCGAGACCTACGAGCCCGGCGACGTGTCAGGCTACACCGCCCCGCGCAGCCATCAGCAGCCGCTGGCGCCGGTGCAGCGGCAGCAGCAGGCGCCTTCCAGGCAGCAGAGCCAGCCCAGCCGAAGCCGTGAAGCCCCAGTTCCCAGCCGACTCATGTCCACCGCTGAGCGTGCCCGCGATATGGGTATCAGCGAGGGGGACCTGATCCGAGCCAGAAGCCGCGGAGAGTTGTTGCACCGTATGCACCGCCATGACGTCGACCACATCATGGGCCGCCCGGATAAGGTCGATGACCGCAGCACATCGACGCGATCCTGCGAGGGGCTCTGGTACCGCGACAGCCGGCGCAGTTGGCACACCTTGATCACCATGTGCGACGGGCGATTGCAGCGCGTCACCACTCGATAACCTATACCCCGCCCGGCCATGCGCCGGGCTTCTTCATTCCAGGCTCGCTACGGCGGGCCTTTTTCATGCCCGGAGACCTGACCCATGGCCTGGAAACTCTACTCTGATGCCGCCCTGACCACTGAGATCACGTCACAGCTTGTCGTCCACCAGACCGACCTGAGCGATAACCCGCAGGACTTCGTCTACTACTACGGCAACACGGAAGACGACCCCGGCGACAACCAGATCCTCCAGCAGCAGGAGGCGACCGCCCCGGGCACCAACCCGATCGTGGTCAGCATCGTCGACGCCAACCCGGGCTCCGGCCACGAGGCGTCAGAGATCACCCTGGCCAGCACTGCCGGCGCACTGGACAACAACATCCCCGGCGCTTCGCTGGATCTGGGCACCACCCTGCAATCCGGCGTGAGCGGCGCTGTGCCGATTCACGTCCGTGTGGAGAACGCGGTGACCAACGTGGGATTGGATACCGAGCTGAGTCTGCAAATCGTCGCCACGATTGACGAAGAGGTCGTGTAACCATGGCGAATTACGTCACGGTTGCTTTTACTGCTGTCGGCCCATTTACCTGGGAGGTGCCGGCAGGCGTCTCCGAGGTGGAGGTGCTGGTTGTTGCTGGTGGCGGCGGTGGGGGCGGCGGCCGAGGGGGCAACGTTGTTCCTTCGGGTGGCGGCGGGGCCGGCGAGCTGGTTTATCGTGCTGCATACTCAGTGACGCCTGGTGTCGGCATCGCTGGGGTGGTCGGGGCCGGCGGCGCTGGTGGCGACGGCGCCAATGAGATCAACTCTCACCCCGGCCAGAATTCCACGTTTGGAAGCCTGGCCGCTATCGGTGGGGGGGCTGGCAGCCAAAACAGCACCGACGAGCCGGATGGCGGCTCTGGAGGTGGTGCTCGCGGGTCAAATGTCCCTGGAGGGCAGTCCCTTGCAGTGGATGGCGTCGGTAACAATGGTGGTGCTGGATACTTCGAGAGCGGGGTGGCCTTTGCAGCAGGGGGTGGCGGCGGGGCTGGCTCTCCCGGGGCGGATGCCAATTATTCCGGCAACGGCGGCAACGGCGGCAACGGCGTTGATTATGGGTCAGTTTTTGGCGCCGAATATGGTGATGCCGGATGGTTCGCGGGTGGCGGCGGTGGCGGGACGTACAGCAACAGCTCGTCGGTCAGTGGAGGTGTAGGTGGCGCCGGCGGCGCAGGGGGCGGCGGGGTCGGTGGCGGCTCCCAGGACAACCTGTTCAACGATCACGGCGCCGCTGCTATTCCGGGTAGTGGCGGCGGTGGGGGCGGTGGCGCAACTCGCCATGCTGCCGACACGCCGTCAAAGGGTGGTGATGGCGGCTCCGGCATTGTCCTGATTCGCTATGCCACCCCTCTCTTCGCATCGCCAGACTGGGATGTTGCGACTTCATCGTTCACACTTTCTGTTGAGTGGGTCGCGATCACTGGTGCGACCGAGTACCGGCTGCGATTGCTGGACGCCTCCCTTGCTCTGATTGAGGAAATCACCACCACCGGCCTGACCCACACCATCACCGGCCTGGCCGCCGAGACGACCTACCACCTGGAGCTGACCGGGCTCGACGGCAGCACCGAGCTGGAGACGCTGACGCTTGAGGTCACAACGCCAGAGGCGGTTTCCAGCCTCGTGATGCTGATGGAATTTGTGCAGAATGTCCGTCGCCATTTGCCGGCCCGCGATATTCTGGTGTTGGATCAGTATGTCGTCACGCGCTCACAGCCCGAGCGCACGCTGCTGGAACTGACCCAGCGCGTGACCGTGTTCGTGGAGACGGGCCAGCGGCAGCTCCTGGCCATCGAGCAGGACGTCAAGCGCCCCCTGCCCGCCCGGCAACTGCTGCGCCTGCGCCAGAACGTGCGCGCCCCGGCCACCTCGGTGCCGTCGCCTGGCCCCCAGCCCGCGCCGGACCCGATCACGATGATCCTGCTGGACGACCAGGACATCACCTCGTTCTGCAGCATGGCGTTCCAGGTCTCCGCCAGCGAGGGCGATAACCGCACTTGCGTGGTGGACTACTACCCGCCCAGTGGCCCGATCAACATCACCTCGTTCCAGGGCCGCGCGCTGGAGATTCGCCGACTGATCAGCGGCCAGTGGGTGGCGTTGTTCGTCGGCTGGGTCGATGTGCCGACCTACGTGCGCGAGGAGCGCACGCTGCAGCTGCGCGGCAGCGACCTGCGCAGCGAGCGCATGGGCCGCGAGAACCGTGACATGCTCAAGGCCCTGACCGGCGGGCTGGTCAGCCCGATCACCCAGCGCGAGGATGCCAGCGGCGAGGCCTGGGTGCGCGAGTTGCTGAAAACCGTCGAGGGCTCGCTGGACTACACCAGCGCCGGCAGCCTGCGCTTTCGGCCCTGGGCGGTGGCGTCACCCCGGTACACGCTGACCGGCGGCCAGATCCACCACCGCCAGGTGGCGATGGAGTTCGCCACCCGCAGCCAGATCGTCAACCGGGTGACCGCGACCATCGAGTACCGCTGGTACCGCAAGCGTGCATTTGCCGCCGTGAGCAGCGTCAGCGTGCCCAGCAGCGCCCTTTGTAGAAACCTGAATCGAGAATGCATCCCCGCTGCTGGCTACTCATTGCCGACCAAGGAGTCGATCGTCAACCGCCTGGGCACCAGCCTGGGAGGCTGGCGGGTCGTGGGCGTCAGCACCTCTTCGCCACCCGGGAGCGGCTGGTATCGCAGCAGCCCGTTCAGCACGCCAGTGGCGTACATCACCAATGAGAACTTTCGAAACACCTATGCCACCGGGGGTTCGCTCCAGCTGGCCCGCTGGGTCTCCCAAGCGCAGCGCAACGTCTACAACCTGAGCGTCACGGCGCCGCAGAGCGAGGACCAGTTCGGCAGCATCGAAGGCTCGTCGATGCGTTTCTCCCTGGAGACCAACATCGACCCCAGCGTGTTCGAGCAGGACGGCTGCTCGATCGGCCCGGACAACGACCGCGCGGCCGACTTCGGCCTGGCCAAGGAGGTCGCCCTTCGCATGGCGCTGAGAGAGATCAAGGGCGCCCACCGCCAGAACTACGCCTCGTTCCGCTACAAGCCCAAGGGCGGACGCCTGCTGCCGATCGAGATCGGCGACACCGTGCAGGTGCAGGCGGACGAGGTGGCGGTGACCGGTTGGGTGGTGGAGTTCAAGCACGAGACCACGATCGAGGGTGACCAGTGGACCGACGTCAAGCTGGCCGTGAGCCGCGTGGATTCCCCGGTGGCGGTGGAAGAGGGCTTCACTGAACCCGAGCCAGGGGACCGCTTTGTCATGAACCCGAGATCGGCCGGACGCTCGCCGGATAGCCTGTGCGCGGGCAATACCGAGGGCAGCGCCTTTGAGGGCATCGACGAGGGCGGGGTGATGACCTTCGTCGCCCCTCGGATCTCTCCCGCTGATACCGATGAGCGTGTCAGCACGGCAAACCGAGCCTATCGAGCCGCCATCCCCGTTAACCCATTCGAGGTGAATGTGCCATGAGTGCAAGTCAGGGCAGGCTGAGAAGCGCGATTCAGCGCATCGCCCGTGAAGACCCCGAGATTCGCGGCACCATTGATGCGTTCAAGGATCGCGGCGGCTTCGACTCTGTGAGCATCCAGGTGGCCGGCGCCGACGACGACCGGCGCATCTGCTGCGATGGCTCCAGCTCCAGAAACCCCAACCCCGGCAGCGAAACCCGCGACCCCGACGCCAATGCGAAAGACGGTCTCAACCCCGACAACCCGGCAGACATCAGCGACAACTTGAGCGGTGTGGTGGACTGCGCGACGGGGCAGCCGATTTGCTTTGAGGGCTCGGACTGGATACCGCCCGAAGGGTGGGAGGATGCACAAAGACCGCCGATAGACCCGACATACGTAGAGGGTCAATACTGGAGACTCAGTATTGAAGGCTCGGTTACTTTAGTTCAAACCTGCGGCCAAGCCCGCGCCGCCGCCATAGCATATTTAGGGGCTTGCGAATTCAACACCGCTCAGCCCGATTGCCCTAACACAATCGGCGTCGCCTTCTCCATTCATCGAGAACTCTGCCCCGGCGGTGGTACGACTACATCTCCGAGAGCGTGCGCCGACGACTTTGATCCTATATGTGATGAGCCTCCTCCGCTCGCCGATGCCTGGCCCTCCGACGACTGCATCAACCTCGCCGTCAAGGGCGGCAAGTTCGTCGCCTCGAAATACGACCCTGATGTCTCCAGCGGCAACGGCTGGCTGAAGGGCAAAGAGGAAGTCGAGCTGTGCGACGAGTTCGGCAACTCGTTCACCGTGCGCGCCTCTGGCAGCCTGCCGGGCGGCTGGAAAACCATCAGCGCGCAGAACCCTGGCGACGGCTACCTGTACAACGCGAAGGGCGAGCAGATCGCCCGCATCAGCGAGAGCGAGTACAGCGACCCGAACGTGTAGGCGATCTCTTATGCGCCGCCGCGCCGATCACGTCGCGCTGCCGGATGCCGGGGTGCTACGCTCAAGGGGTGACGCCACCCCCCTGCGATGCTCCGGCACCGCCGACCACCTCGCGTCACGGGATACCACGGACGGTAGGGCAGGGACGCCCATCACCCAGGAGACGGCATGCGCATCATCGGTGGCTCGTTCGGCACCCGAGGCACAATCAAGATCGGCAGCCACGGCGTGCGCATCAAAGCGAGCCGCGAGGCGACCTACCCACCGGGTGCGCTGGTCAGCGTCTCGGCCCGCCATGAACGTGAAAGGCGCTTCGCCTTTCTGACCTTCCTGCTGGGTCTGCTGATTCTCGGCACCGTCTTCGGCCTGCTGCTGGGCCCGTTGGGCTTCCTCGTTGCCCTGGGCCTGTGCATCGCCGGCTCGTTCTACGGCAAAAGCCGCTACCTGGTCGACATGGCGTTCCAGGACGGCAGCCAGCTCACGCTCGAGACCAGTCGCCGCCAGGCGGATCAGCTGGTGCAGCTGAAGTAGGGGGGCGGCACAAACGACAACGCCCCGGCCACTACGGCCGGGGCGTTTTTGTATTCTGGTGTCATGGATTTCTCAACGGGCGCTGCGGAAACCGTGAGACAGATGGCGATTTCTGAGACGAGGCGCGATGCAGGTTTCTGAATCAGCGGGGAAAATGGCGCTGGTGCGGCTCTACCATTGAGCTACACCCGCAGGGCGCCGAGCCGCCCACCGAGGAAGCCTTTTCGTGCGCGCTTGCACCGAAAACGCCCGCGCGTATTGGGAAAATATTGGGAAAGTATTGAGCGCATAGCAAAACAGCCGCTTCGGCTATGACCGTAAGCGGCTGTTCTGTCTAGTGTTAAGTGGTCGGAGCGACAGGATTCGAACCTGCGACCTTTGCAACCCCATTTTGGTGTCGA